GATCGAGTCCGAGGGCGAGAGGTTCCAGAGCGAGGCACGTGAACCGGAGTTCGACGTGTTGTCCCAGTTGCCCCCAAATAGCACGGCGTTTTCCATTTGGTACGTGCTGCCACGTCCGCCCGTGTTGGCCGTCCAGCTTGCGCCGGCCGCACCGCCGCCAAACTCGCCGCCCCAAATCCACATGCAGCCAGTGGCCTGGATGACGCCCCAACGAGAGGTGAATTTGTTCCAGGCATTCGTGGCCCCCGTACCGCTCACGCCAGTGGTCGGCACGTCGCTGCCGCCGCTCGACGTTGCCTCGGTCGTGCCGTAGGCCAGTGCGGCGAACTCGTCGTAGGTCGGCGAGCGCTTGCCCCAGGATTGCAGCACCTCGTTGGCTTCCCACCAGTTCAGAGTCGAATAGGCATTGCTGCCCGTGCCGCCGAACTTGGTAGGAATCTTGGGCGGCGCGCTGCCGTCCGCGATGCTGACGTTGTACTTGCTGGTGCCGTTGGTCAGGTGATCCACGCCCAGCAGGTAGATGTCAGACCAGAACGAGTCGGCCACCAGCGTCATGCCGCGCGGGTCCGGGCACGCCGGGCGGAACTTCAAGTCCCAGAACGAATAGGCATTGATGGCCGGCGTGGTATCGCCACCGGCCACGGCCGCAGCGTTGCCACCTGGAGCGTAGTGGAAGCCGCCGATCTTGCGCCAGTTGCCGGCGCCCGGCGCCGACGAGAAGTTGGTGGTCGCCTGGATCGTGGCGTCGTCCTTGACCCAAATCGCGTAATCCGTGCCGGCCGTGAGTGCGGGCATGGTGATGGCGGTAGCGGCCACGAACGTAACGACGGTGCCGGCAACATCCACCTTGGTGCCGGCCTTGATTGATGCCGTGCCGGCGCCGGTTTTGGTGAATGCCACGGTCGTGGGGTCGGCCTTGTAGAACAGGCCATACACCACGGCGCTGGGCGCGTAGGCGGCCTGCCAGGCGGCGCCATCCCACACCCGCATTTGACCGGCTACGGAATTCCAGTAGAGCGCGCCCACCAGCAAGGCGTCGCCGTCGTTGTCCGTGGTCGGGTTGGCGGCCTTGGAGCCGAGATAGCGGTCGTCGAAGTCGTCGTAGGAAGTGGCGGCAGCGGTGGCGCTATTTGATGCTGCCGTCGCGGAATTGGCTGCATTGGTGGCCGAGTTTGCCGCCGCGTATGCGGCTGTTCCACCCCAGTTAGCCTCACCGTAGGCCTTAGTTGCAGCATCCTGAGGATCAACCGGATCGGCAACGTTCTTAATAACCTTGGACTTAGCGTCCCAATAGTCGGCTGTCGCATCAAGCGTGAGTGAGTCACCCAGGTAGTCCTGAACAGCCATTGTAAGTTTGTCCAGTGCTGCCTCGTGAATCTCCGCCGGGAAATCATCGTTGGTGATGTAGTCAACCAGCTGCGTCAACGCGGTACGACGCAAGAAGCGTACGTTACCCGTCGCAGAAGCAGGAGCGACCGCGAACGTCACAGTCCCACCACCAGGATTCCGAACCCCAGTCAGGCTGTAATCGGTTCCAAGGGTTTTGAGGACGAAGACGGAACCCGATTTGAGATACACGAGCAGGTCTGCGGCCTCGTCAATCTTGAACGGATAGGTGAAATTGACCGCCACCCCATTGCCGTTATGGGTAACAGTCCGAGTGGTGGTCGAAATCGTCATGGTTTTACCTTTTGCTCAAGTTGCTGTACACGGTACTGCAGCAGATGGAGTTGATCTTCGGCCAGGTTGACGTGCGTAAAGACCCACCCGATCATTGCAATAACAGCTATCTGGGCAAGACCTCCGAGGATAACGGCGGTGAACCAAGCTCCACGGGCCTTGTTAATCCACTCGTCTGACTTTTTATCGGTGGCGTCAACTGACCCCTTCAGAGTATCAATTCGCGCCCACTGCTGGGCGATCTCGTTTGTCTGCTGCCTATGCATTACACTGAGTTCTGCGAGCGTGCGATCCAATGACACCACCTCGCGAACAGAAGTCCTTACATCCTCCACCGATGCAGCCATACTCGCAACCTGCTCTTGCAGTTTTGCCAGTTGTACCGCCAGATCTTCGGTCCCGTTTGCCATAAATTTTACTCCGATGTTATTATAGATTGTACCATGGTTATTAGCACTAGTGCTCGGAATTTATCTGCCACCGTACGGAATAACCTGTGTCGGTGGCAGATAGTAATGCTGTCCGCTCTCGCGTTGAATTCGCTGCTCCATGCGGCTCAAATAGCCAGGGTTAACCGTCTCCTGTAGGTTGTGCAGGAACAGATAGTCCAACGCAGCCCGTGTATAAAACAGATTCGCGAACGGTGTGTTATTCATCATGAATCGCAAAGACTGACCAGCGACAGAGTCTCCCTCCTTGGCGCGAGAGTACAGCCGCGCAAGATCCTCGAACTGTCCAACAGTTGGCCCAGATAGCGTAGCGATTGCTGAATGCCCGTACTTATTGAACTCACCAAACACGAAGTCGCCATAAATACCCAAACCGCCACCTTGTGTCATAGCCGCGACGATGGTCTTTGGATCAGTGGGATCCTTCGGAGTACGTCCTCTAACCGTGTCCTTAGCAACCATCGCCAGGTAACCGAACACGGTCGAGGCAACCATGATATGAGCCAATCCAGCATAGTCCGCTTTGCCCTTGAATAATGCCTCACTGAACGATTCAGCCCCATGGCCATAGACGAACGGCGCCATACCACGGCGAAGGACTGCAATCGGGAAAGACTTGAACTGCATAATGAAGCGAACAGCCTCACCGAGTGGAGTACCCGCCTGGGTTCCAAGGGTTAGGAGACTTTGGACACGGGCGTCCGGGTGAGGAATGGCTGTTTCAATCTGGTCGGTCAAATAGGTCCTAAATTTGACTTCTAGGCTATCCCTAAGCTTTCTTAATTCACGGGAGGACTCGGAGGATATATCTAGGTTATTAAGGCTATAGACCTCTTTCATCCGAGATTCATCTAATCCAGCAATCCTGTCAGGTGTAAGATACCAGTCACCGTCCCGCTCCCAGGCCGTTGAACGAATAGCGTTCCACTCACGCTCATTGATGTCGTAAAGCGTGAACATACGCTTGGTAGCGTCAGGCAGAGCACCAAAGTCCATGTCCTTCAGACCGCCGAGGTGGTTTGACAGCATCACCGCCACGCCAGACTTGTGCGCGTCGTTCCACCAATTCATCATGTTCAGCTTGAAGAACTTCTGCTGCAGCTTAGCCATGCGGCCCGGGATATTGTCCTCAGCAGCAAAGCGACTAGCAATGTCAGACAGAATCCCTTGGAAGCCTGAACCTACCAGACGGGCAATTTCTTTCTGGTCGGCGTCGCCACGACCACGGAGTACGTTTGCGAAGGCATTGCTATAGGCTTCAAACAGACTTACACCGTTGTACTTCAACGCCGCAGCCTGGAATGGAATGTCCGTGACTGAGGACAGCACTGCCGAACCCAGTTTTGCCAGGTTTTGAAGTACACGAATGCCTGAGCCCCAGGCCGCCAGCGTGCGGTTTGCTGGGATACGCGCAGAGCCATCGATCTGTTTATACAGGGCCTCAAGCGACCAGTTATTAAGCTTGTCGAACGCCTCCGGGTCGTTACGCGCAGCCTCTTTCAGTTCACCGATGAGCGTCTTAAACATCGACTCGGGATTCGTGCCAAAGCCCTCCATTAGGGCCAGGTTCTTCGAGGCAGACTCTACACCCCACAAAATGGACTCACGAAGACTACCCTGCCCGAAAGCCTCGTTGTACTTCAGCCACGAATCGGCGTCCTTGAAGTGCAGCACCCGATTAGCGCTAATCTTCTTGGCCAGGTTGCCAGGACCAGTAAAACCAAGTAAGGCCGCCGCGTCATCCGCTACTTCCTCGCCGCGCTGCTTCATGTGCAGACCGGTTGAAAATCCCTTGTAGGCCTCTTCTAGAAACGGTGCCACTTCCATATTGCCGAACGTCTTTTCCTCATTCAGCAATGGTAGTACGAATTGCGTCCAGGCTTCTTGGCCTGCGGCACGAATTCGACCAACATCATGAGACTGACGGACAATATATCCAGGCATCATGCGAATATGTGCTCCGGCCCGGTTCTGCATGCCAACCAGTTCCGTTTGCGCGGCGTTGATGATTTCGGCGATTCCAAGGGCTTCTTGGTTTTTCGTGATGCCGGCACGCCCTTCGCCTAGGGCCCACAGCTCCCTGGCGATGTCATCGTCCAATTCACCTGACGTGAAAAACGGCAGCAGTTTCTTCTGCTCAAGACTGTTGATCAGCTTGCCAAGTACGCCGTTAACGATCGACTTCTCACGCGCGTCGATTGACAGTTTGCCGCCCTGACGCAGTTTGACCCCGCCACCAAGATATGCAAGCAGTCCCTCAGCCTTATCCTGAAAACCGTCCAGGTAGCCGTATACCTGCTCCTTGATTCGAGCATTGATGAGCGCATTGCGCTTTTCGATTAGGGCCGCTTCCTTCATGGCGTTAGTAGCGCCGTCAATCGCATTGAGCACCTGATCCTCGATAGACTCAAGCTTGCCCTTAGTCTTGTTGCGCTGAACGACCTTATCGATCTCTTCTAGCAGGACTTCTGCATCCTTATCAGATAGCCACTCGCCAGCAGACTGACGAATTGCGTCAATACAACCAGCGTATCCAGCTTTCTGAGATGCGGGTTTCTTCTGTGCCATGTTATTTCCTCAGCAAGCAAGCCATACCTTCAACCATGGCGGCTCGCAAGTCATCTGCCTTATTCAGAGCATCATCTGCTTGTTTGAGTCCATCAACCTGAACATCTCCGTGTTCTTGCATCAGACGGGATTGTTGGTAATCAATTTCCTTTTCCAATTCCATCATCTTGCGAGTCTTGGCTGCCGGTTCGTAATACTCAGCGGTGTCCTTGTGCGTAGCCAGAATTTCAGCATCAAAGTTCTCAGCCACATCGTCCGCGGCGCCCGTACGCGGGGCTTCCATGTGTTGCTTTGCCTGCGCCAGCACCTCTTGCCCAGAGGCCGTAGTGAATTCCATACTGTCAGGGCGTATGCGTCTGAGTGCCTCAAGTTGAACTGTTCCATCTGATTTAATGCCCGTAACCTTAAATTCAAGACTACGGTCTAATAGAAACTCAGACTGGTAGTCGAAGTACCCAGACGAGTCCCTAACTCCGCGGCCCCATCGTTTGCCTGCTGGCAAGGTAATTTCTAAATTTACCTGCGACTCAGGGCCAAAATCCTCCATGTCCCGCAATATACGCTTCATGGCCTCCTTTGTCGTGGTGGTTGACATGTAGGCCTTGTTATGGTATATATCACCAACCTTCAGAGGCGCAATAGCCTCCGCGGCTTCGTCCCAGGCGGCTCTGTACACAACAGTCGGTTCTTTTGCGGCCCGTCCGCGAGCCAGGTATTCATCGAGTTTTGCAACTAATTCAGCCGTGTGGGTTGAAGGTTGCCCGTCTATAGCAAGGCTCGAGTTCACGGCCATACTCTCACCGCCCGTGTACCTATCAACAGCACCTTGCAGATCAGACGCGGTTGCCCGTTGAAGCGGTCTTCCAGGAGGAGACTTCTTTACAGGAGTTAGCGGCTGTACGATGTCTGTTGGTACTGGTATTTGGCCATCTACCCTCGGGCCCGCCATTTCGGCAGCTTGTACAGGGTGACCTTCTGCCATTCGCAGATTGGGGTCGGACCGCAGAATTGGCTCCACTTGCACAGGACGCCCGTCAAGCACCTGGGCAACGGCGGTATGTAAGGACGTTTCATGTGTCGCCTCTTGTTTTCCACGTAACCATTCAGGCGTCCACTTGCCAACGTGACTGAGACCTCGACCCAGGACAACGGCACCACCGCCAAGAGCTCCACCGAATACGCCGCCAAATACCACGTTAGCTAGAGAATCCGCCATCGTATAGTCGGCATAGTACTGCTGGTGCGAATATAGGTTGTAGGGCTCAAGTACAGCATTACCAATAGCTGCGTCGACAGCCGTGAGGCCAGCGGTTCCAAGGGCTCTATAGGCCAGCGATGATGAAGCCGCCATGGCCCGTAAGCCACCAAGCATTTGAATTCCTTTTGCCGGCGCCACAACGATACCAATGGCTGTACCAACCGGATCAACAACACCCGCAGCGAGTGAGGCCGTAACCCCAGAGGCGGTTGCCCAGCCCTCAGCGCGTTGCCAGATGTCCTGGCGTTGGATCTCCTCGCGCTTGCGGTCGCGAATCAACTCAGCCTGCGCGCGTGTCAGTGGCCTATCAAAATTTACAAGCCCGTCAGCGTACTCCTTGCGCAGTTGATCAACAGACAGTTTTTCCCCTGTAGTAGCAATATCGTTAAGCGCGTGCTGCTTCACCATTGCGCCGGTAAAGCCTTCGAGCACGTCGAAGTTGTAGACCTGGCTATACGTACGACCGACCGACGGGGACAACTGCGATTGCAAGTCGGCCTGCATCTCCTGATCGTTTTGCGCTGCTGGTAAGAAGAGTGTACCCATTACTTGGCTCCAGCAACTCGACCAGTAACCGCCCGGCCATCCAGCAGTCCGCTCAAGAAGTCTGTGTCAGAAAAACGGATTTCGTACCGGTTACCCTTGGCATCCATCACAGGAACAAACAGCCCAGGAGCGCCTTTTGCCTTAACGGCTCGATATACGCCAGAGCCATCCTCATTGGTGAGCCAAACCAGGTTACGGGCATCCTTGATCGATTCTTCTGTGTAGGCAGGACTCAGGTGTGGATTCGCCGATTTAACTACTGGCTTAAATACCTCGCCATTGGGCTGCCTCCAGGTCTCAGCAACTCGCGACAAGACCTTATCCACGCGCTGGGGATCATACCCTTGGTGCGTGTAGGGATCTCTTGTTGGGACGTAATACGTGCCATTGACGGTCATCTGCTTCTTAACCAGGTCCTCGACCATGGACTTCACCAGATCGCTACCAGAGGTCTTAGGATCGCGGGCTGCAAGAAAGGCTGCTCGTTCCATGGTCTTTGCAAACGTACCGGCATACTCGCCGCCAGCAGTACCGCCAGTTACAGCCAGCATGTTCAAGAACTGCTGGTACTCCTGATTCGACGTCAGGGCGTTACGGACCTCCTTGATACGTTCAGGTGTCATGCCTGCGGTAACTTCCTCCTCAGACTTCGACTTCAACGCCTGAGCAAACATGTTGCCGTACGCTTGCGTCCTAGTAAAGTCAAGGAACATGTAGCCCTTATCAAGGCCATTGGCATACAACTCGCCCATGAACTTGGCGTATAGGCGCTTGTTCTGCGGCGTCTGACTCTGGCCGACAAACTCTTGCTGAATTTGGCCCATGATTTGTTGAGCCTCATCTAGGGTTCCAGCGTCCCTGATCCGCTTTACGTAGCCCTGAGCCTCGTCTTTTGTAAGCAACCGCTGCTGAAACTCAGGAAGCTTAAATTGGTTTTGCTGAATACCAAGACGAGTAGCAACACGGGCAGCAATAGGTTGCCCGGGATAATTGGTTGGATCGAGTTCAACGGCGTTTCGTTCAGCAGCGGCGGCTGGATCACTTGCTCGTAGCTTAGCCTCAGCTTGCAGCATGTCAGCAGTGGCCCCAGCAATTTTTGCCCCGGCCACTCCATTTGCGCTTGATGATAAAATTTTTTTGACGTACGCTTGCGTTTCAGAAGGGGCGTTACTCATCCAATCGGAGCCATACTTCTCAACGGCCTTGGCTACACGACCCTGACCCCAGTTGTACGCAGCCAGGGCCTTCGAATAATCTCCGCCGAACTGGTTGAGTAGATCCTTCATGTAGCGTGCTTGACCAGCAATGCTAGAGTGCGGGTCAGTTGTATCAACCCCGTACTGTTTGGCAGTGTCCGGTTGGAACTGACTAATGCCGAGCGACGGCTGTCCAGTTGACGTTTTGTCATTGCGGGCAGTCGGGTTACCATTAGACTCAGCCATAATCTGAGCGGCAAGTACACCTGCGTCAACGCCTGTGTCGCGCGAAGCTTTCGTGATAGTCTCAGTATAGGGTACAAGGGCTTTTTGTGAAACCTGTTCAGTCTTGAGCCGTTCAACTGTGGAGGTAAGATCACCGTGCCGGATTTCTCTGGCGATGATCTTCTCACGGCTCATAATTTCAACCTGATCCTGATACCGCTTGTAACCCGCCGGGCCGAGCAAGTCCTTTACCTGCGTCAAGTTGTAACCGGCTGGTAGCGGTTCGGTGGTCTTACCCACGCTGTAGTCGGCCAGGGGGTCTTCTAGCGCGAGGCGCAGTTGCGTGGTGGCCTCAGACCGAATCTGATTCGATGCGCTAAGCAGATGCGACCGCAGACGATCAAGCTTATCTCCATAGAGGTTGAACCCCGGCAACTTGTTGAATTCACCAGCGTCAAGCATCCGCAGAGCCTCGCCTGGATTTTTATTACCAACACCGCGCACAACGGTCTCAGAGAAGTGCGAAGACACCTCCTCACGCAAGCGGTCTTTTACGCTTGGCGGAACGTTCATGGCGTTGATGGACTCAAGACGCGGTACCACAACGGATATATACAGGTCAGGATTCAGCAGCAACGCCTGAGATTCCTTCTTTGCGTAGTCAACCGTTGTCTGTACACGGAAACGCTGCTTTTCCTGAGCCTCAAACGTAAGAGCCTGTGAAAAGAACTGATCTTGGAACTGTCGAGCCTGGACATCGAACAGTTGTTGTGCACGAGTATTGGGGGCCTGCTGGCGCAGTTCGCCGAGGGAGTCTTCGTAAGCCTTATTCTGCGCAAGAGCAAAGCCCTCAGCTCCAGGTTGCGCGTAGTTCTTGTCGTCCTCCATCTTCGCAACCATGCGATTGCGGAAGTCGGTCATCTGATTGATAGACCACAGATGCGCGTCGTACTCCTGCTGTTTCTCAAACTCGGCCTTTGCCCGCAAGTCAGCCTCATGAGAAGCCCTTGCGACTGCTCCCAGGCCTTGGCCAATATCTGCAAGACCCTGTGCAGTATTCAGCGGGCGCATGTCAGGATTGTTGCCTGCCCCTTGCAGGGATCCTCGCGCTTGATATGTGTCGATTTTCGGCATTATTTAATCCTCAATCCCTGTCCACCGCCCATGTAGTCAAGATTCGGAGCTGATGGTAATTTCAGTCCAGCCCCTGTGTACGTGGGTTGGTATGCAGGATTTGCTTTCAGTTGGTCCTGCATATTGCTCCACTGGGCGTAACCTGTCAGGATAGATCCTGTGGCGCTCATGAACCCTTGCGTTTGAGCTGAGGCCCCCTGCAAGCGCTGCAATGCCGCCTGAGTTCTATAGCCGTTGGACTTGATTATCCCGTTATAACGAATAAGCAAGGCGTCCATTTCAGACTGCATTGTAGTATCTTGTGCGACGTCCAACGCTGATCCAGTCATCTGGACACCCGCCTTAGCGTAGCCTGCGCGTTGTTGGCCAAGCAGTCGATCAACACCCGCTCGGAAATTACGTTCCTCAAATGCAGCCTGCTGCTTGGCTAGATCAGCATCAAGCTCCGCTTGCTTGGTATTGAACTCTGCCGCAGCCTTACCTTGCTGCCCAGCCCAGATGTTTGAGAACGCAGATGCCGCCGTAGAGGCTAGCATAGCTGTTGATGTAGCGACGGCCATGTGCCCTCCTTATTCGTAGACCACCATCCACGGTACCAGGCCGGTAATCGTGCACGGATATGGCTGATCGGCTACGAGTGTAACTTGACGGCTACGATCGTAGTCCCCTGGGAAATTCACTACCTGATCCCCAGTAAACAGCGGCGGAGACTGATCCATCTTATGAAAGCCCATCCGGAACTGAATCTCCTGAAGCTTGTCCTCAGACGGACCGAACTTCAACCCTAGCGTATTGAGCAGCCGCAAGCCCAGGCGCTGGACACGCCCAGTTTTTGTCTGAGCCGTACCCTCATTACCACCGGCCTCATAACGAATGGACCGCAGCTTCGCTGTGTAGGCCAAACCAACATGAATAACGGACGCCGGACGATCCAGCGTAATCTGGCCAGAACTATTGACGACTTTTGGCGCACGTACTGAACCGTCACCGAGAATGGAAACGGTCTCCCCCTTGAGATGGTCTAGGCCGGAAACAAGGGTTATTGGGGTCCCACTATACGAGAGGCCACAATCCACAAAGAAGGCACCATCCTTATCCTCGGATGAACTCGGATAGAACTCAGGGTCTAGTCTCTCAATATACTGCTTGGTCCCGCCGTCAATGGTCCTGGTGGTAACAGCCCAGAGTTCATCGTTATCGGCTCCTGGTATACACGCTACGTGTTTTACCTGCGCGTTGGTGCCCCCGAGTATATGGCGGTGCCAGCCGAGAACTTCTTGCTCCTTGTTATACGTGAAGCCAATCAGTTGACCATCCGCGCGAGCGCTCCACACAATGGAGTGCGGCTCTTGCTGATAGTCCATACTGATCATTCCACCCAACGTAATATGCTCAGAAAGAATCGTAGCATCGTTAGATCGGAAGCCATCAACGTTAAAATCATAAAAGTATTCGCGAAGTTTCCGACGTGCCCTCTGCCAGAAGAGCAGATTCTTATCCACCAGTACAGGCTTAACATTGGCAGCTCCTCGTGCAGTTTCACGAATGACACGAACATTAGTTGGCGTGACGGCCTCATACAGAGAACTGGCTGAGACTGTAAACTCGCCTGAATCCGTCAGGATCACCAGGACTTTTCCTGGAACCATCCAGCGAATAGAGTTCACGTCATCGGTGCTCAGTGTGTAGTTGAGTCCTGAATCGTCCAGCACCTTGCCTGCCGCATCTGACGGGGCAAAGTTGTTGAAGTCGCCAGAACGCGTGGCCCAGACAGTTTGTGGCTGCTGCGTGGTATTCGCGAACCACAAGCGCTCCTCGAAGAATGTTGCTAGCGACGGCCAGCCAGTGGTGTCGGACCAGGCGCCAAGACGCCAATCAGACGTGGCACTTGTTGAAGAAGCCGCTACCTTAAGATCAGCTGTTACCTGTGTGGCACTCGTGAACGATGTGATGACTGCCCATGACCAGGCCGTAGATGGACCGATACGTACTAGGCGCCCAACGTCAGTTGCTGCAAACGGAGAGTGACCTGTGGCTGTAATCGTGACAGGGCCAACAGCCGTGCCGCTGACAGCTAATTTCTTAGTCGTATCAGAGTTAACGTCCATGTACGGACCGTCCTTGAACTCAAAGTCCGTGAACGTCCAGCTGGTGTGCCCTGTACGAGACAACTTCTTAGGTTTAACCTGCGGATGAAACATGAACAATACGTCGGCCGACTGAACGAACTTGACGTTGGCTAACTGATCTTGCGTGTACGTGTGGGCAAGTTCATACGGAACACCCGCACTAAGAATCTGACCGCCGTCCTTGAAGAATCGAAAATAGCCTGCACCAAACTCAATGATGTAGGCTTGGATGGTTGAGAACTTAAATGGTATCAGCCAGGTATCAGCTGTTGTTTTTGTAGCAGCAATGAACCGGAATCCTGGACGCTTAGTCACACCACCATGCGGCATGATCAAGAAGTTCTCCAGCAACTCGCAACCGTTCTGGTATTTTTGAACGTCAACCCGAGACATCAGCCGCGGGGACATCTCACCTGTGGTGAAGTTGGTCTGGATGATTGACGCGCGAGTCATTACCGCGACTCCAGCCAATCAGTGGCTTCAACCATCTGCAGTGAATTTTCCTGCGCATCAACAGAGCGGGCTTCACGTACCGCCAGCTTATACTGCTCCCACATCTGCTCCTTGAGCGAGTTTGACTGAACAATGGGCATTGCCAGCAGGTGCGCCAGGTAGGCCGCAAGGGCCTGAGACAGCAAGGCGTCGTACTCGTTCGGATCCTCTACACGAGCGATGTACTTGATCTTAACGATGTTGGAATTACACTGCAGTTTACGCCCCTCAATCGTGAACGGTTCATCGGACTCGAGTCCAAGGGTTCTGAGGCAGTCGGGGGGCAGCAGAAACGAATACGACCAACCGTACGCGGGTTGGTCAGCAAGCGGGGCCAGGACGTCACGTTTTACGGCGCAGTTCCAGGGGTACGCGCGTAGAACCGCATCCCGGCAGATTGGCCAGTTTTGCTTGATGAGAATAGCTGACTTTTGCGGATCATCCAGCGAAGTGATCAGATCAGCTCCGATGTATGTTAGCGCAAGATTGGCGATCTCCGTAATTGAACTGGCCATGGCTCCTCCGAAAAGACCGTGATGGCCCTTTGGGGGAGCGCATCACGGCAAAGGCTCAGCGGCAGCTGATTAGTCAACAACGTACTGCAGGAACGTCTTGAGCGTGCCGGCAGTCGTCGCAGCGGTACCAATCGTAATGTAGATGTCTTCGCCGTAGGCGGCGGAGATCTCCACACCGAGGTTGGCAACCTGGTCGAGGAACAGAGGGGCAGCCGCTGTGGTATAGGTACGGGCAGAGCCGTACTTCGCCGCAGTGATGGTACCACCCAGTTGGCCGTTAGCTTGGCTGGGAGCCGAGCCAACTGCCAGGGTTGCAGTGCCTTGCGCCGTGGTGACCAAGATGCAGGACTGAGGGAGCAGGCGCGCGCCTTTGGGCAGCTTGCCAATGCAGATGGTGTCGTTCGCCGGCCGGGCCGTCAGAGCGAAGTCGCCCTGAAAGGTGCGTACGCGACCGCCGATGTCCCCAACATTTTGGGGAGTCGGGGGCACGGACAGGATGCCAGCTACTTGCGTCGTGTTGAAGTTTGCCATGTTCGATTCTCCTTAGCTCGGTTGATTACAGGACGGTTTCGTCGACCTTGATTTCGACGACGCCTTCCTCTTCCATACGCGTGGCGCCGATACCCATGGTCACGTATACCTGCATGGAGTTGCGCTTGTCACGGCGCGGACCGACGTCGACCATCGGGTCTTGCGACACGGCCAGGAGGAGCTTCGACTGCACCCAGGCGATGTGGCGACGATGGCCAGAACCGTCAGTCAGCAGGCGTTGCGTGCGCACGAACTTGAAGCCCATGAACGTGTCAACCTTGCCCTCAACCAGCGCCTTGACCACGTTGTAGTCTTGTGACGTGATTTCGATGTTGCGCAGCAGACTGTGCAGGCTGTTGGCCGTGCAGGTCATAATGCGAGCTTCATCCGGGTCGTTGTCGTACGCATCCAGAATTTCCTTGGCGCGGCGAATCTTGCCGATGGTCAAGTTGCCGTTGGCCGCAGAACCAGACTCAACGTAGTTCACCGCAACCTGATTGCCGGCCGGGAACGACACGGTGGTTTGACCCGTTTTGCCACTGTACGCAGAGTCGAAAGCAGCCCCGATGATGGCGTCGTCCATCTTGCGGCCCATGGCGAAGACAGCATTCATCGCGTAGGCGCTCGTCGGATCGATGAGCATCTTCAGCTTGTCCTGACGATCAATCAGGTCTGCCCAGTCGTAGTCACGCAGAGAGACGCGCCGACGGTCATGCGGAGTGCTGACCAGCGGGGTGTCTTGGTGGCGACCGGTGATTTCAACCGCGTCGGTAGCACCGATACGATCATAGAACTCGAACTCGCTGTTTTGCGGTTCGACACGAACGAAGGGGCGCAGGCGCGAACCCTTCTGTTGGACCAGCATGGAAACGTTGTTCCGGTACTGGTTAACATATGCAGCATCAACTTGGAAGGACATTATAGTCTCCGATGAAAAGTGGTTAAACGATTCTTCGGAAAGCTACCCGGTAATCCGGACCCTCCTAGCAATTCAGCACCTGCTTTCGGTGAGGAACTTTCTCCTGGTCATACGGACACTTGCGTGCTACCCGTCTATGATTAGTATTATAACACAAAAACGCCCCGTGTAAACAGGGCGTTCTCGGAAATTAAATTAACTTTCGACCTTGCCAGGATAGGCCACCTTGAACAGGCGCTCCATTCGCTCGACAGCTTCCTTATGGCCAGGCGCATCCTTGTTCATGTAAGCCTTCTGGAAGTCAGTGTCCGTTTGCAACTTGCCGATTTCAGCCTTGGCTGCTTCAGGTCCTGCAACGAAGCCAGACTGCGAGGAGCGACCACCGAAGGCTTGATCCTCACCAAGCTGCTTGCCGATATTGGCGAACAACTTAATAAGCATCGGATTATCCCCTTCACCCGACTCACTCAGATACTTAACCAGTTCTTCGCTGCCGAAGGTCTTAACCGCGCGCTGGGCCAACTGGACATTGACGTCGAACTCATTGCCTTTCCACTCGCCACGCAGCTGCTCAAGAGCCTGCTCACGTTGAGTAACACGCCCTTCATTCATGGCCTTCAGATCGCCACCAACTTTCGTGATGTAGTCTTGATACAGGCCGTCAGCTTGCTTCTGAGTCAGACCATGCTTGTGGAAGATGTCTCGAGCCCACTTCTGAGTAGCCTCGTCCTTAGGCACGCCTTCAACAGTAGTTTCGGAGAACTTGTACCCATCCGCAGCACCAGGGCGTCCGAGCTTATTGTAAAAGTCGGCCATCTCTGCAGGAGAAGCATCCGCCTT